GGGCTGGGCAAGAGTTTTTGCCAACTGTCATGGGCAGATCAGGTCGTGAAGCACACGGGGCGTCATGTCCTCGTGCTTTGCCCGCTCGCCGTGGCGGCGCAGACCATCGAGGAGGGGCGCAAGCTGGGAGTAACGGCGACCCGCATCCGAGAGGCTGCCGACGTGCCTTCGGAGCCCGGTGTTGTGGTGTGCAACTACGACATGCTGCATGCACTGGACACGTCGATCTTTGCCGGCGTTGTCCTGGACGAGTCAAGCTGCATCAAGTCGTTCTCAGGCATCACGAAGCGCCAGATCTTCGAGGCGTTCAGGGGCACACAATACAAGCTGTGCTGCACTGCCACTCCGGCGCCGAATGACCACATGGAGCTTGGGCAGCATTGCGAATTCCTTGGCGTGCTCTCGTCGCACGAGATGCTCACGCGGTACTTCATCAACGACACGTCGCAGTTCGGTACGTATCGGCTAAAGAAGCACTCCGTCGACTTGTTTTGGGACTGGGTCTGCCAATGGGCTCGATGCGTCGGCAAGCCATCCGACCTCGGGTACAGCGACGACGGGTTTATCCTGCCCGAGCTCACGTTCAACAAGCATTCGATTAGCGTCGACGTGTCCAGCGGCGCCGATGACGGGCATCTGTTTCGCATGCCTGAAATGTCGGCCACATCGATCCACAAGGAGAAGCGTGCGACCGTAGAAGCTCGAGCTGAGGGCGTTGCTGCACTCGTGCGCGCCGAGCCTGAAGAGTCTTGGATCGTATGGTGCGACACAGACTACGAAGCCGATGCGCTGACTCGTCTCATCCCAGAGGCGACGGAGATCCGCGGCTCCGATTCGATCAAGGCCAAGGAGGCCGCCGTCGCAGGCTTCGCCAGTGGAGAAATCCGCGTCCTGATCAGCAAGAGTTCTATCTTTGGCTTCGGGCTCAATTGGCAGCACTGCGCACGGGTCGCCTTCGTCGGTGCAACCTACTCCTACGAGCAGTTTTACCAGGCCATTCGTCGATGCTGGCGCTTCGGTCAACGGCGTCCTGTCCAGGCTCACATGATGGTTGCGGTGACCGAGGACGATATCTGGACAGTCCTCCAGCGCAAGGCCGCGGAGCATGAGTCGATGAAGTCCAACATGTTCGCAGCGGCACGCCGTGCCCAGCTCGCGAGCACCCATACCACTGTCCAATACAACCCCACCCACAAGGCCCGCTTGCCGGCCTGGATTCGAGCGACCGCGTGAAAAAGACGACCCATGAAGTGAAGTGCCTCGACGCAGCTCACGGCGATGACTGGAGCATTTACCAGGCCGACTGTGTCGACTTCACCCGACAGCTACCATCCAACTCTGTCGACTTCTCGGTGTACTCGCCACCGTTTGCGAACCTCTACACGTACTCGGACAGCGAACGAGATATGGGGAACTGCAAAGACGACCGCGAGTTCATCGAGCATTACGGGTTCTTCGTGGACCAGTTGCACCGCGTGTTGCGCCCCGGCCGACTCGCTGCCGTGCATTGCAAGGACCTGGTCTATTACAAGGGTAGCTCAGAATCAGGCATGGCTGGCCTGCGTGACTTTTCCGGCGAGCTTATCCGCGCCCACGAAAAGGCAGGCTTTGCACTGCACTCCAAGGTGACGATCTGGAAAGACCCCGTCGTCGAGATGCAGCGCACCAAAGCGCATGGGCTTCTGTACAAGACGCTCCGCGCTGACTCTTCGTTCTCACGGCAGGGGATGCCAGAGTACTTGTTGATCTTCCGCAAGTGGGCAACCGAGGAGACTCAACACTTCGTCGAGCCCGTACGCCACACACGTGAGGATTTCCCGCTCGACCAGTGGCAAGAGTGGGCGTCGCCGGTCTGGACCACCATCGACCAGACCAATGTGCTCAACGTCGCCATTGCACGAGAGGACAAGGACGAGAAGCACCTCTGCCCGCTTCAGATCGATGTCATCGATCGTGCGCTCGTCATGTGGTCGAACCCCGGCGACGTTGTCTTCTCGCCGTTCACTGGCATCGGCAGCGAGGGTGTCCAGTCACTCAAGGCCGGACGCAAGTTCGTAGGCACAGAGCTCAAGGCCGCATATTTCCAACGCGCCGCGGACAACCTCCGCGCGGCCATGGCGAACACGCAACTCGCCCTGTTCGGTAGCTCCGCCCAATAGGGCGCGACCCCTCCAGTGAACACATTGCTTCGACTCATGTACACACCGGAGTCCGCCCTATGACCCAGCCCACAAGCATCGTCGCCGGTTCAGTAATCGACATCGTCACGCGAATCAGCCCGCAACTCGTCGACCCTGTCCTGGACAATATTCGGGACATTGCCGAGTCTCGCCCAGGCTGCTCGGTGGTGGTGCTCATCGATACCACCAAGTCGGAGATCCACGTCTACGACATCGCGGCGTTTGCCAAGGACACCCAATACGACGAGTCATGCCGCACGACCATCGTGGGCGCTGTTCAGAGCACTGGTGCCAGGACTGTCCTCATCGTGAGGACTGGCGACCAAGACCTCGTCCGATTCTACGGCCCAACGAAAACCGCCAGCACCGGCGGAGCGGCGAACTGAAATGGCTCCGCAAGAGACTTCGCTGACCGTCTGGCACGACGACACCGACGGCGTTCCCGTTGTCCTGGTGGGATGCTCGCGTTGCTACGTGACCGAGCGCTGGTCTGGGTATCGCGGGGCGATGCTCCAGAAGTCTCTCGATGCAGCACAGGCCCGCCATTCCAAGTGCGCGGCCGTAACCCTCAATCTCATGGGCAGGGCGGCGGAATGAGTCCGCGCGCCTGCCAAAAGCGAACGGCCCGAGATCTGACCTCGAGCCGTCCTGAACGACGCTGACCAGGAGCACTTTAGACATGAAACACGACATCGACAAGCTCATTGCCAAATTGACCGCGGCTCGCGACACCATGCGGGAACACCAAGCGGCGATGCTGGACATCGCGCTGAAGATTCTTGCTGGTGAGTATCCCAAGGACGCGGAAGGCAAGTCCAGCATCGTCGCCAGCGTCACGCCCGGCGGCGGCAAAACACTCATGTCGGCGATTCTGTACAACGTCATGATCGCCGCCGGGCTCATCGACGCGGTGTTGATTCTCGTCCCGCGCAACTCGCTCAAGAACCAGTTCGCAACGGGCAGCACGAAGCCAGAATGGGGACTCACTGCGCGCGTAATTCCGACCGACGGCAAACGCATCACACAGACAAGTATCAAGGCCAACGACGAGGTGATCGCCGGCTCGGTCATGACAATCCAGGCATGCCTCTTGAACTGGAAATCGATCCTCAAGTCATTCAAGGGTCGCCGTGTGCTCGTCATCATCGACGAGTTTCACCACCTCGCCGACCCCATCGACGACACGGAGCTCGATGAGGATGCGCGTGTCGAGCAAATGCAGAAGTGGCTCAAGGCAATCGAGCCGCTCTACAACACGGCCGCCTACCGTCTTTGCATGAGCGGTACGCTGCGCCGTAGCGAGGCTGGAAAGAAGGTTCCCTTCGTCGAATACGACGAGGATAGGATCGCTAAGGTCGACATCAAATACACGCGCCGCATGGCCCTCGCTGCCATCCCGCCGGCCATTATCCCCATCACAGCGTTCTGCGCCAACGGTCGCGCCCAGTGGGAGGAGTACACCGGCAAGACGCACAATGTGGAGCTGAACGAGGCCAAGACAGAGGCACACGTTCGGCGATCGCGGCGCATCCTGTGCAACGACCGCGATTACACGTGGAAGCTCGTGCTCCAGGCCATCGAACATTGGACCTGGTATCGCAACGCCACTGGCTACGAGTCGCGCATGATCATCGTGTGCAACCGTCAGAATATGGCCAGCGCGATCGCGAAGCGTCTGCGCCAAGAGAAGAGCCTGTCCGTGGCGCTCGCCACGAGCGATAACCCAACCGGGCAGGGTGAGCTCGCACGGTTCCGCGACTCTGGCATGTGCCACATCCTCGTGACCGTCGACATGGCCTGCGAAGGTCTTGACGTCCCCGACTGCACACACATGGTCTGCCTCAGCACCAAGCGCACGCGCGTCTGGCTGGAGCAAACGCTCGCCAGGATCGTGCGGCCCAATAGGTCGTGCTCTCTGCCCATCGAGAGCCAAGAGGCGTTCGTGTTCGTGCCAGACGACCCGCCCATGGCGCGCTTCCTCGATTCTATCCTCGAGGAGCAGGGTGAGACCTACACCGAGAAAGAGAAGCGCGTCAGCCGTGGCGGCGCCGGTGCAAAGCCGTGGCTGGCGCGCTTCCTCGATTCTATCCTCGAGGAGCAGGGTGAGACCTACACCGAGAAAGAGAAGCGCGTCAGCCGTGGCGGCGCCGGTGCAAAGCCGTGGCTCGGCTTCACTGTCATCGACACCGACAAGCTCGAAGACACCGTGCGCGATGTGGGAGAAGGCGTTGTGTCGGAAGAGGAATTGGCTGTGATCGCTCGTGCTTGCGAGCGGTTCCCGTTCCTGAAAGCTGTTCCGCTGACCGAGAAGCGAAAGCTCGTTCGACTCATGGATCTCGACAAGGACCAGGCCGCAGAATGAACCTCCGCCCACGTACTCCGCAGACGGTTGACCCTGGCACCGGCAGCCTCACGGCGCCCATTGGATCGGAGAAGTGGGCACAGGCGATTCGACTGCACCTACAGGGTGACCTGTCGAGGTCGAAGAACCCACCGAAGGCAGTACAGTCATCAATCGATTCGATCCGCGAAAACGAATACTGGCGCGTGATGAACCGGAGCGACGGCGGCTACTTCGAGAGCTTCGACGAGTTCTGCTCCGCGGCGGAACCCTATGGGCTCGGGATGCCAGCGGCACAAGTCGCACATCTGATCGAGGCCACCTTGGCACCGACAGACATCAAACTCGACAAGGCCAAAGCAATCCCGCCCCACCCGGCGTGCGAACTGTTCCCCATGATTGGCGAGGATGAGCTCGCGAAGCTGGCCGCAGATATCAAGGCCAATGGGCTCATTCAGCCGATCGTGTTGCTCCGATTGCCTGACGAGCGCCAGCCGTTCGGCACCTCATTCAAGGTGTTCCGTCACTGGCAAATGCTCGACGGTCGCAACCGACTGCGCGCATGCGAGATCGCCGGAGTCGCCCCCCACTTCGTCGAGTGGCAAGGCCAGGGCGACCCGACCGCATGGGTCATCTCGACGAACCTGCACCGGCGGCACCTCACGGATTCACAGCGCGCCATGGTGGCAGCCCGAGCACGCGAGACCGTGTTCGCTCCGGCGGCGAGGGAGCGGCAGGTATCACTTGCCGGAACGCGCCCCAACTCCTCAGACCTTCCCCTCAATTGCGGGGAAGGTAAGGGCAACGAATCCGCCGACGAAGCCGCGGCCGCCCTCAACGTATCTCGTGCCCAGGTCGAACGAGCAGCGACCATCCTGAAGAGCGGCACCCCTGAGCTCGTCGCGGCGGTCGATCGTGGCGAGGTCGCGGTGTCCGCCGCCGCCGAGGTGTCGAGGCTCCCGGCCGACGAGCAACGGGCCGCCGTGGCCGCTGGGCCAAAGGCCGTCAAAGAGGCCGCTAAGACCCAGCGCGAGACGAAGAAGAAGCCCGCGAAGGGATGGGCGGAACTTACCTCGCCATCACAGGAACCACACCCGGCCCTCGCTCGCCAGAAGTCCGCCCCTCCCGCCCCGATGCCCGCCGAGCCGCGTGAGCCGCCTCCCGAGCTCCGCCCTGTCATCCGTGACAGCCTGCTCGCGCTCGGTGCCAGCGAAGGCGACCTTGCGATCGTGGCGACTATGGGACCGGACGCCCAACGGTTCACGATCGCCGTGGCCCGCGAGACCCACGACGTCGCTCGCGCCATCGACGAGGCCAAGACCGCCGCGCGGGTGCTCCAGGCGTGCGACGGGCTCTCGGTCGCAGTTCGCCACGAGATAGCCGCCGAGCTGACCCGCGGACTCGGGTGACCCATGGCCAAGCCCCTCGCCACGCTCCGCGACGTATTGGGCCCGAAGCTCACGGCCATCCGCCCGGTG